ACTCCATGGTCTGGTACGTCATCAGCTGGATAGCTATTAGTTTCCGCTTGGTCTTCCATTGAACCAACTGATACTAAACCAGTTACAATTTTATGGTTAGTGAACTCTGGTTTTCCGTTACTTCCCTTGGCCATGTCAGCTACGATTAGAGCTTCATTACCAAAGAAAATCTCACGTGAATTATAATCTAATTTCATTTTTTATTTTCCTTTTTATATTTTTATGCAGTACATTTCCAATAATATATTGTTGTTAAACCAATTACTGCTGAACCGATATTTTCCCATTTTCCCGTGGAATATCCTGATGACAAATTTGAGTTATTTGTGACTACCGAGCCAACTGGGTGAGCTTGCTCCTCCATAACTCCTACTTTCTATTTTGATTAGATAGTTATCGTTTTAGGAACGGAAGTATTAGCCTCAGATATGCTACGATTTGAATTACCACCACCTTTTACTTTCCACCTGTTTTCTGTCCCAGTTGTTTCATTTTTTATTAATATATCCTTCAAGATAGAGTTGTTTATAATAGCTAAATTATTAACGCTACCAGTTGAATATGTTGAAAGTCGTATATCTTGTGGATATTTTGAATTTCCTTGACGATTGTAAAATTCACAGTTATCAAATTTAAGATTAGCTGGGAAGGCAAAATTTTTGTTGTCATGACACAAAAAAGCATGATATGCTGCACTGTCAAATGTACAATTTTCCCAAAATCTGTAATTGTTGCTTGCTGTACCCATGCCATAACCTGCTACTGAATCCCAATAACCATTAACATCTGAAGCAAAATCAGCATTCCCATGATGAATAAATTTGCAATTTTTCCAGTTGACAACAGTATTTGGACGAGAACCGTTTGATTCATCGTGAACAGCATATCGCATATTTTGAACTTCAAATGTAATGTTCTCAATAAAATTCGTGCCTATCTCTACTTCAATTAAAGATAAAGCCTTGATTGCATTATAGCCCACATTCCAAGTCTTATCTATCTTCCCTGACAGAGTGACCATACCATGCCCATGTAAATTTACAAAACCAGGTATTCTAAGCCCAGCACGGTCTGAATTAGCTGCCAAAGACTCAACAAAAGACTGACCTCCCAGTTCAGATATGATGTCATGGTCATCATAAATGTATATATCATAAATGTTGGTTGGCGATGAATCTTTTATTGAACGAACCGCTTCCACTAATGACGAAAAATCTCCATTGAAGTCTTTTTTTACAATAATAGGAGTGTTTCCTCCGATGCGCTCTTTGATATATTCAATGTTAACATCTGATATGTCAGAATTGTTGATATGATAACCAAATTGTTCATAACTAGTTGTTGTCATTCCTTTTTCAAGTTGTGCTGAATTTAATTCCTCTGTCTTGATTGACATTCTGACAAATTTTGCGTTATCCGGAGAAACCGTGAGTGTTGAACCGTCAGCCACACCGCTAATATAAGTCTTGTTGGCGTCATAAAAAGCCAATTGTTCCTTAGTTCCACTAATCCGATAGTTTGAGTTTGGAGAAACATCTATGAAGTCACTTGCACAATACCCAGCAAGGGGGAGCATTAGGCCTGAAGATTTACTGATATAATTATCTTTGATTATGGTTTTATTATTGAATAAATTTTTGCTGGCAACCCTTTTTAGCAAGGAAGTGTCTAATTTATTTTCAGGTATAATATTTTTTATGCTTTCATTATTTAAATATATTTCATACTTTTCATAAGGTGTGGAGTTCACTCCTTTTTCAACTTGTACCGAATTTAATTCTTCTTTTTTAATCGATAAACGAACAAAAAAAGCATTAGGTGGAGTTACTGTAACCTTTGCGGCAAAATCAACACCGCTAATATAAGCCTTGTTGGCGTCATAAAAAGCCAACTGTTCATTAGTTCCACTAATCCGATAGTCTGTGTTGGGAACAACAGAAATGAAATTACTTGCACAATACCCAGCAAGGGGGAGCATTAGGCCGCTTTTTGAAGAAATATAATAGCCGGGAAATGTATCTGAAAAATCAAAAATATTTTTCCCAACAATTCCAACCAACGGTGTAAAACTAAGTTTATTTCGTTGAATACTATGGTTTTCAATTCCTGCACTTTGATATAAGCCTCCTGAAACCCATGCACTACCGCTCCAATAATACCAATTACCAGAAGTATATCCCGATTCAGTACCAGTATAAACATAATTTTTAGTTTTATCTGTCATACTAGAAACTTGAGAAACTGCTTTTGGTGCTCCACTCGAAAGAGCAGACACTTTATTATCAAGCGTTGAAGTTGTAGCCTCCAATTTCCATATTTCTTCATTTGTTTTTTTTAATTCAGTTTGATTAGCTTTAGGAGAATAATCTCCATTACTCATCAGAGAAATGTTACTTGTTAAAACCTTTACTGAATTTATTAGCTCAACGACTTCCGATTTACTTGCATTTCTTGCAATTGCTTCTAATATCGATTTTATAGTAACTAAATTTTCAGGACCAATACCAAATGCTTCTACTTCATTTTTTAGGCCTGTCATTGCGTGCTGTAAGCTCGTCATATCAGATAAATTTGCTTTTAGCTCAATATTACTCTTGTTCGAATCAGTTTGAGCATGTAAATCATTCAACTCACTACGCATTACTTGTGGCATATTTTCCAATAATAATTTTGTAAAATCATCAATCTTATTATTTACTTCTTGAGCTAAATCTGTAACTGTAGAATTATCTGATATAAATGTTAAATTCTTACTGACGATAACTTGCTCTTTATCTTCATTGAGAAGAATTAAATTTGCCTCGATAACTCCAGTTGTTGTCATTTCAGTAGGAATCACCAAAATAAATTCTCCCTTAGCTAAGTCCTTAGGAGGAATCATAACAAAACCAGAATTACTACTATTAGTGTATTGATATGTAAGTTTTAACGAATGACCAGTTAAGTCAATTTCAACTCCATTATCAACTATTTTAATTAATAAAGTTCTTGCATTGACATCGCCTTGCATTATTTGTATTGGCTGGGGAAAGTCTTTATTAACCGTATCCCATATAATCGTTCTATTTCTAAAATTATCTAAACTCATTTAAAAATACCATTATTGTTAATTTCAATCAAATGTAATTAAGTCGCTTTCTACTTCTATAATTTCATTGAATTGGCATAATTAGCGCCTTTTTTCAATGTTGTTTTAACGTCTTGCATACCCTTTTTTTCAACCAAGAAATACATACCATGATAACCGCTAGTGTAATTAGCCCTAGTACCTGCATTAACTACTATTTTATCGCCTTTTTTAACTTGTTTTAAGTTTCCTGCCAATTGACCAGTATTTTGATATCTAGCATAAGTATAGGTGTGACCGTGGCTTCTGATTAGTCTAGTTCTTCGGCTTGCGCTATTTGCTTTCGCTTTAAACTCTGCTTCAAACCAATCTCCCATGCGTTCTGTTACTTTAGTTTGCATTTCTTTAGCTATGCTTGCTGTATTAAGTAAATTCATTGCCATGCTTGACCACCTGCACCACAAGGCAAATAAACAGTACCAGTATAATTGTACAAATGGCTATTCTCTGACCAGTTCGTCATATTCCAACCGTTTTGTAAAACATTTCCGACTAGTCCTACAAGTTCATCGTCAACATCTTTAACAGATAAAACAACTTGATAATAGTAACCCATGACAAAGCTCGTATTATCCATTTTAATGACCTTTGAGTCACTAAGTGATAAATATACCGTCTTGTCTTCTATCGTGTCCTTAACGCCTAAAATAACGTCATTTAAAGGCATTGTAAGCAAATTGTTGTACCAATCTATATAAGAGTCAAATTCGTTCATATCCCGTTGCTCACGACCCCCTCTAAAATCATCTTGTTATTCTTAGGGTTTCTTTCCCATGTTGTCCGCTTGAAAGTATCGCCTTTTTCGTCCAAGAAATAGTTGAAAATCAAGTCTTCCATTTCTCCGATTCCGTTAAGCTCGTATCTTATATTTTTACCTAGTCCAATCATAGAAAACTCATCAAGTCTTAACTGACTAATTCTCTGTTTAACTGCTGGTAAAACGATAGGCTTTATAACATTAGCTTCTGCACCGTTCTTCTTCTTAACAGTCGTTTCTACCTGTAATGTAACTTGTGAGAATATCATTAAATACCTCCATAATACATTAACTCTTGCAAAGAAGCCAAACGTTTCATTTCAGCATTTCGCCATTGTTCTGCTGGTTCATCAACAATATTAAGC